ATGAGTACATTAGATTTTACACTCAGCATGATTGATAAAGTCACTCAGCCCTTGAAGGCCGTGCAAGCAGGCGTGACTCAATTTGCTGAAACCTCACAAGAAGCGTTTAAAAATATCGCGGTCGGTGGAGCTGGCTTGGCTGGCTCTGTTTTTGCGTTAAAAAACGTTTTAGATCCCGCATTAGCTATTCAAGACGCCTTAGATATGGCGAAAGTCACAGGTGTAGACGATGGCGCGATGAAGAAAATTACCGATGATGCGCTGACCTTTAGTGCGCAATACGGTAAATCCGCGGTGCAATTCGTTGAATCCTCTCTTTCTATCCGAAAGGCCATTAGTGGCATTTCAGATAATGAACTCCCGCAACTGACCAAAATCAGCAACATTACGGCATCAGCATTAAAAACCACCGCAGAAGAATCCAATGCCTATATGGGGAAAATGTTTTCCCAGTTTCAAGGCTATGCCGATAGCGTAGGAAAAGTGACGTTCGCGGAAGAGCTGGCAGGCAAAGCCGTTATTATGTCGCAAACATTCGGCACCTCAATGGCTGAAATCACTGATTTGATGGAAGGGGCGCGCTCTGCGGGAACACAATTTGGTGTTGGTATTGATGAACAGTTAGCCGTATTAGGAGAACTACAACGTTCATTAGGCACAGAATCCAGTGGCGCGTATGAGTCGTTTTTGTCAGGAGCCACGGCGGGCGCAAAAAAACTAGGCTTATCGTTTGTTAATGCGTCAGGGCAAATGCTGACGATGCCCGAAATGCTGGAAAAACTGCAGGGAAAATACGGCAAATCCATTGCGGGTAATTTAAAAGCCCAAAAAGAGATTGAGGACGCTTTTGGTGATTCGTCCATTGTTGTGAAATCGCTGTTTAATAACGTCGATGTGCTACGTAAAAACATCACGGCATTAGGCGGTGACGATGGGATGAAACGCGCCACAGAAATGGCAAGTCTATTAGCAAACCCGTGGGATAGATTGCTGTCAATTTGGGAATCTATCCGCATTGCCGTCGGCATGACCTTGTTACCCGTGATTGTGCCACTGATTAATAAAATCGCCGATATGGGGCAAATGCTCGTGCGTTGGTTGACGCTATTTCCCAATATCGCCCGCGCCATTGGTTATGTTGTGACAGGGTTTATTGCATTCACAGCAATGGGCGCCATGGCCAATATCGTGTTGGGAATTGGTCGATTGATTTGGGTGGGTATTTTGCCGTTATGGAAATCGGGAGGGGTGTTGCTCTCACTGATGAAAGGCAAATACGATTTAGTGACGAAAGCAACCGGCTTTTTCAGTGGCTCCCTCGCCAAACTGACGGGTTTTTTAAACACCGCCAAGATGGCCTCTTTTGCCACGGCATTGGGCTTTACCTCTATCACATGGCCCATTTTATTACTCATTGGGTTATTCGCTTTAATTGCAATTGCTGTCATTAAATTCTGGCATCCGATAAAAGCCTTTTTCAAAGGATTTGTGCAGGGGTTTTCCGAGGCCTTTGATTCCATGTCACCCATGGGCCCGATGTTTGACGATATTGGTAAAGCGTTGGGTGTCGTGTGGGAAGCGGTAAAAACGGTCTTTAACTGGTTTACTGACTTGCTCACCCCTATTGAATTTTCAGAAACGACACTGAAAAAATCAACGGTGGCAGGTCAGGCATTTGGTAAGAGTGTCGCCAGAGCGATTGAATTATTGTCATGGCCATTGCGTATGACGATAAAAGGCATTGGCCTGATTGTGACAGGTTTTATTAATGCATCGAAATGGATCACTCAAACATGGAATGACTTAAAAAATAACATCATTACAGCATGGAGTGCGACAGTTCAGTTTTTAGAACGCATCAATCCCGTCAGAGTATTTGCCAGTTTTTGGGATTCCATTACCCGTATCACAAATTTGATGTATGCAGGCATTGCCAAAGGCTGGGATGCGGTGTGCCAGTGGTTTGTTTCATTGTCACCTGTTCAAGCCTTTATTGCGATTTATAACACGGTGTCGCAATTGTTTGCCGATTTATGGAATGTCGTTGCGGGCGGTTGGGATGCACTGTGCGGTTGGTTTGAAAACTTTTCTATTGGTGACACCTTTAACGGCATTTCAGATTCTATCAAGGGCGTGTTTGATGGGCTTTGGAAATGGTTAAGTGACAGTTTTAATGGCGTGTTTAATGCGGTGGCCAGCAAATTAAATTATCTCCCTGGCGTGACTATTGATTTAAAAGAAACAGAAACCGCAGTCGTTAATTCCGCATTGCCAACTGTGCCGGTTCAACCTGATTTTAATGCAGTCAACCAAAACCAAGTTAACCGCCGTTTTGATTATCAGCCGTCATTATTAACGGGTGGGGATTTAAAAGGCATCAACAAAGGCGGTTTAAATAAAGAAATTAATAACAATCAAACGAGCGTTGATAATCGCAGACAATACGGAAATATCACGATTAACAATGGCAATGTGATGTCACCCGCGGATTTGGAAGAGTGGGGCGCGTTGAATTAAGGAAATGCCATGGAACAGGCAAAATATATTGATTTACTGATAACAGAGCGTGACTTTACGCTCAATGCAGGCTTTGAGCCAATACTGTGTAATAACCGACAAAGTATCACGCAGGACATTGCGCATTCGATTATTGAAAGTGGTTTAGCTACCCAATTAATCGCTGAACGTAGCCCAACACTACGAGCAGATATTCGCACACAAATCGTATTGCTCGTTGAAGATGATGTGCGCCTTATTCCGGGCACAATTATTGTCGATGAAGAAAACGTAAAAAAATTATGGGTAACGGCAGATACGTATGATTTTGGCCGTATTGATGTTGGGGTAAATTATGGCGAATAAACAACGTCCACAAATTGACTACGAATCAGCATTAAAAGAAAACGGCATGCCGATTACGGCTGATGAAATTAATCAGCAATTTAACGACATTGTGAAAGAAGAGGGGTTGATCACTAATACTTCTTCTATGTCACCGTTTTGGCGTTTGATTAATACCATTGTCACGACACCCGTTCAGTGGCTCAAAGATGCCCTGATTAATCTAGTTTTCACAAATATGTATCTGGCCACTGCCACGGGCGCGTGGTTAGAAATGTTTGCGTGGGGCGTTAACTTGCAACGTAAGCCAGCTACAAAAGCCAAAGGACAGGTGCGTTTTTATCGCGTTGCAGGGCAAAATAGTGTGACAGTGCCAAAGGGCACTATCGTGCAGACAGAACGTATTAACGGACAGATTTACAGTGTCGTGACCACGGAAACGGTCACGATTGAAAAAGAGTCTGCCCTGATTGCGGTTGATGCTAGTGATGCAGGCGGGGCGTTTAATCTCGCGCCAGGCTATTTTCGTATTTTACCCGTTGCAGTGCCAGGCATTGAGCGGGCACAAAATGAAGAAAACTGGTTATTGGTGCCGGGTGCAGATAAAGAGAGCGATAACGATTTACGCGACCGTTGTCGCAATCAATATAATTTAGTCGGAAATTACCACACTGACGCGGTGTACCAGGGAATGATTGCAGGTGTAGTTGGTTTGAGTATTGACCGTATTTTCTTTTTGCATGATGCCCCTCGAGGAGCGGGAACCGCGAATGCCTATTTACTGTTAGATAGTGGCGTGATTAGTCAGCCGTTCATCAATAAAGTGAATGATTACGTCAATACGCAAGGGCATCACGGTCACGGTGATGATATGCAATGTATGCCGATGCCTGAAACCCAACACGCGATTAAACTGACGGTGTATGTGGAAAACATCACTAACTTAACAGTGAATGAGCAGATAAAACTCAAACAAGACATTGAAAATCTAGTGCGTTGTGCATTTCGTGAAAACACCAGTTATGACGTTAAAAAATCATGGCCCTACTCGCGTTTTTCATTCTCAAATTTAGGGCGTGAAATTCATCGCCATTTTACCCTGGTCGATTCCCTGCAATTTAATCTGACTGACATTATCAGTGAATTGAGTGTGCCTCGTTTAAAATCGCTGACCGTGGAGCTAAAAGATGCCTGATTTCAAGGAACGATTAAAGGGTTTGAGTTTGCCCTCTTGGATGAACAAAGGTGAACCTGCAAAATTATTAAATGCGGTCCATAAATTTTGGTCAGGTGTTTATGACTGGATGTTATGGCCACTCAAACAATTGGACGCAGAAACGTGCTCAGAAGAACTGTTATCGGTATTGGCATATCAACGTGACATTCATCGTTTTAAAGGCGAGCCATTAGATTTATTTCGCAAGCGCGTAAAATTTGCGTTTATTAATGCGCGTGATGCGGGTTCCGTCAGTGGCTTTATTGCCATTTTTGAGCGCCTTGGTGTGGGCTATGTCGAATTGTTAGAGCGTCAACCTGATATTGATTGGGATGTCATTATTTTAAGGCTGACAGATGGGCAAATTGCGAATAACCCTGATTTGTTAATGCAAATCGTCAGGCAGTACGGGAGAACGTGCCGACGTTATCGCTTTGAAGTCATGGTATCAAATAAATTATTTATGCGCTTTGGGTGGGCTGATTGCGAATATCAGACGTACAGCGCATCACTGTTATAAGGAAATAACATGTCACAATCTGCAATTACCTTGGCGTTTGAGCGATGGAAAGCCAGCGCCACAGAAGCACAGCAACCGGTTGTTTTAGACGAATTCGTGTTAGCGAATATACCGAACTTGGATCCATCTAAACCCATTGACCGTAATGAAGGCTTACCCGATGCAAAATATATTATGCATCGTCAAGCGGTGAATAAAACGGGTGTCGTGAATCAAAATGCGGTGGCTTATTCGGTAACTATTGGTGCTGAAATTGGTGATTTTGATTTCAACTGGATTGGTTTATTAAATAAAAAATCGGGCACCGTGGCCATGATTGTGCATGCGCCAACACAACGCAAAATTAAAACCCAAGCAGGGCAACAGGGTAACGTGTTAACCCGTTCTTTTTTACTGGAATATTTGGGTGCAAGTAAAGAAACAGCAATTACCACTCCAGCAGAAATGTGGCAGATAGATTTCACTGCAAGACTCTCTGGCATTGATGAAATGCAACGCTTGATTAATCGAGATAAATACGGTGTGGCTTCCTTTTTTAGCAATGGTTTTTTAGTTGCCAAAGCAGGTAATCAATTTTATGTCACAAAGGGATTAGGGTATATCGAGGGTCTGCGCACCGAACTTCCTGAAAATAAAAATATCACGGTACCGAATCAAGCAACAAAAGTTTGGGTTGATGTGAGTTATCAAGGAAACATCACGAGTGATTGGGATGTGCATATTGCGATCACTGTAAAGCCTGATTTAAAAAACTATACCGATAATGCTCATTTTCCGCATTTTGTGTTTGCGGTGGCATCCATTTCGGCAACGGGCGTTATTACGGATTTGCGCCCTAAAGGCACACTTGATGCACAATATTTTGATGATGCATTAAAAAAGCATGAACAATCACGAAATCATCCTGATGCAACAATTTCAGCAAAAGGTTTTACAAGGTTAGATAATCAGGTCAGTAGCAGTCAAACAACATCGTTAACACCATTTGGCGCTCAAAAAGCATTAGAAAACTATCAGCCAAAAGGAAATTATCAGCCTTCGGGCGATTATGTTACCACTACCACATTTAACCTTGAAGTTAATAAAAAATTTGATAAAGCCAGTGTTTCTCAATACTCAGGAAACTCAAAAGAATTGGTGATGAGCCAGGCCGTAGTAACGTCATTAATTTCTGAACGCCCAAAAAAAGAGTATGTCGATACAGAGTTAGATAAGCGACAACTTAAGGGGAATTATGCGGATAAATCAGATCCGTCACTACAGAGATTTTCAGGTCCTGTTGTTTGTCATGCTGATGTAGGCTCAGAGGCAAAGGACGGTAGCAGTAAGTTGCAATTGTTATCATACGTAAGCTCTGAACCATTTATAAGAAAAACTATAAACGGTATTAGTGATAATTATTATCTTCCTGTCGGTGGAGGAACACTTGCATTAGAAAGTTATGGATACTCAAAAAAAGCGGCTGATGATAAATATTCCCCCAAATTACCACTTTTGAGTTTTTCGGGTGAAGAGTCAAAAATCGTATCTCCAAATAATAAAATGCTTATTTTTGTTAATGATAATGGAACGTCGGGCGGATATGACAGGGATGCTAACGCAACAGTATGGGGATTTGATAAACGCGGTTTTATGACAAGAGGTACTGTGCATTTTGATAGAATGTCAGGTGTTTATTCGCAATCTCAAATCGATACAAAATTAAATGGATACCAATTAAAAGGTAATTATTTAGATAAAAGTTCAACATTAGCACAACACATTTCAGGTGCGCTGATCTCAAGTGGTGGGGGAATATATTCAAGAAATGGAACAACTGAACAAATAGGTATATATGTTAAAGATGAACAACATACTATTGCATGTGTAGATAAAAATGGAGTTTGGTATTCATTATTTTTACCAAAGCGGAAAAATGAATATCTCGCAACATTACAAGATATTGAGAATGCCAATATTTACCCGTGGGGTGTTTTAATTCCCTGGTGCGGTGCTACCGCACCCGATTGGGCTTTGGTGGCAAATGGCAGTGCGTTTAATAAAACAACTTACTCAAAATTAGGGCAATATTTTCCTAGCGGTCGATTACCTGATGCGCGAGCTAACGTGTTACGGGGTTTAGATGCAGGGCGTGGTGTTGATGCAGGAAGAACCATTTTATCGGAACAAATGGGTAATAGTTTATTAAGCACTGCCATTATTGGTGACCCTGAATCTAAAGGGTTTGAAGTGAAAATAAAAGATGTTGGCACGTCAGGAACGAATAACCAGGGTTGGCACTGGTTGTATCAACAAACAGAAGGTAAGAACGGAAACGAAACCCGTATGCGTAATACGTCCGTACTATGGATAGTGAGAGCAAAATAATGGAAAAATACAGCTTAGAAGTACAACAAGGAAAAATCGGCAGTAACGGATTTGCAGAAGTAGCGGGATGGGTAAAATGTTATCTCATTGACTCTATTACCCGTGAATACCTGGGCGCATCAATGGAAAATGTCCGTTTTGACGTGTCACTACCTGCGGGTGCTTATCCTGATGAACCTAAATTGCCGAAAAAAGAACGACAGGCAATCCGTCGAAATGAAGATGGTGACGCATGGGAATTAGTTGATGACTTTCGGGGGTTAACGGCGTATATCATCGAAACAAAACAACCTGTTATTGTTGATTTTATGGGAAAACTGCCTGAAGCCGTCACATTGCTTGAGCCAGTTGGTGAATTTGACGTGTGGAACGGCAAAAAGTGGGTTGTTGATGAAACAGCGCTAAAAAATTCACAAGTCAACGCGGTTATTGCTCAAAAAGAAGCGTTATCGACAGAGGCTGAAAATCGCATTGTGCAATTAGATCGTAAAGTCAGATTAGACATGGCCTCTGATGAAGAAAAGGATTTGTTAACGGCATGGGAAATTTACACCGTAATACTGGATGAAATCAATCCAGAGTTAGCCCCTGATATTGAATGGCCAGAGAAACCGCAATGAAATGGCAACGTAAGCGATTCGCACTTTCGGGGGATTTGACGGGAATTAGTTGTTCTTTATTACCCGTTCACCCATTTATTTACGGTATCGGGCAAAATACCGCAACAGGCAGTTATTTAAGCCCCACTAACGCGATTAATCATATTGCCAATAAAATTCAAGGGACGGGTGAAGTGGATATTGTCGTGACGATGATTTGCGCCCGTACCCACGGCGAATTTATGAGTGCAATTCAAGCCTTTTCGGGTGTGCTACCTTTGCCTATTTTTAGTCAAGTTGAACGCATGGCGAAAACTGCAGAACGCCTAAATATTACTAAAATGCAGATACCGGCTAAAACGCTTGCCGGTATTCCTGAACCGCAAACCTTATCAACAAATAATAGTCGTGCGGTAATAAATGCGGGATTAATTGAAAAGGCCAAAGCGGAAGCATCAAGCGGGACAAGCGTGGCGGGGCTACTTTCTAGCGTAAAAGGATTTGCGGAAAGTCGAAAAAATATCTTGCAAGGTATGGCGGATTCACTGGCGGGCTTACTGGGAAAATCAACCATTGTTTGGGTGTTCCAGGGAAAAGGTAACGGCGCGGAATTAGTCGATAAAATGAAAAAAGAAATCCCCGAACAAGATGCGGTTTATACATTGGCCACATTGTTTGCGGGCGACATTGATGCTATCAAAGGAATGATGCATGACACAGACACCACTCAACGAAAATAACACACCGAAAATTAGCCAAATCATTACATTGGCGCTTGACGGTGAAGCCATTTTATTAAAAAACCTCACTGTCACACCCTCAATGATGTATCAAGACAAAGACCAATCAGGGCAGTCCTCAAGCACGGTAAACAGTGAGCAGGGCATTAAACCCAAAGAGCTACGTATCACGGGCACGATTCCTTTTACCGAAGAAAAAACGTTAACCCGTTTATTTGCGTTGGCAGAAGCCAAAGAAAATGGATTATTAAAACGCTATCGCGTAGCAAATAGAATGGCGAGTGCGATTAATTTTCGCTTAGGCACATTCACCAATGGTTTGGATGCGTCAAAAATAGACGGTAAACAGGCTTGGCAAATCACGTTTACGTTACGTGAGCACTTATCCGTACCCGAAAAACGCGAGAGCCGTTCTGCAGGACAGGTTAAAGCAAAAACACAAACAATGAGTGATAAGCCGAAAGCCAACAGCGAAGGAACGCCGGAGCAAGAGCAGGAATTAAGCTGGTTTGAAAAAAAAGTGCTGAAGCCGGTTAATGATGCGTTGGGGGATTAGTGCATGAAACCAATTAATCGACTTTATTTGTCCAGTGATGAAATCCATTTAGTTGACGTTAAAATGGTACTGGAATTATCGCAATGTGGTCGTGGGTTTATTACTGCTAAAACAGATACGGATTACACGGGTAAATTAGTGCGCCTTGATATTGGCTATACTGATTTACTGTTACGTTATTTCACGGGTTATGTGGAACGTTCGCAACCATCACAAAATGGTTTTCAAAAGTTGTTTGTGCGGGAGCTCGTTGGCGTATTTGACAGAATGTGGCCATGCTCTTTTCAGCATCCCACATTAAAACAAATCACTGATTATCTAAAAGAGCACAGCGGGTTGCATTTTGCGTTACCAAAAGCCGAATATGTGAATATTCCCATTCCGCACTACACTCATAATGGCACAGGCTACCAATTATTAAATAGTCTGGGAAAAGTATTCAATATTCCCGATTATGTGTGGTATCAAACGCCAGATGGTGATGTGTTCGTAGGAAGCTGGAATGATTCATTTTGGAAAGATAAAAATGTTGAAATAGACAATCAATTCTCTTCTGAACAACGTGCTGGTAATCAAATGACTATTCCCATGGTGCAAAGTTTGCGTCCAGGTGTAATGATTAATAATAAACGCTTAGAGCGCGTGGCACTTGATAACGACAATATGACGTTAACATGGATTAGCCCTGATGCTATCACTGGACGAGCAGAAAACCGCACAATAGCTCAGCAACAAATTGATAATGCCTACCCCGAACTTTCAGCAGGATTGCATTTGCCTAAGTTTGCTCGTGTCGAAGCGCCGACAGAAAACACGACTGCAGGGGATATTTCAGACCCATTCAGACCGAAATATGCGGTTGATGTGCAAATGGTTGATGCCGATGGTAATGATGTAGCACCCGTTTATAGCGCGGTGCCGTTGCCGTTGCCGATGGCTGGTAATGAGTCAGGAATGTTTCAATATCCGCCAGTGGGTTCGATGGTTGAAATTGCGTTTGAAAATGGCCGTGCAGATAAGCCCTTTATTCGCCAAGTGTTAAGTCATGGCAATACCTTGCCCGACATTAAGCCAGGCGAACAACTGCAACAGCAACGCCAAGAGGTATCACAACGGGTTACACAAGACGGCACATGGCATCGTCAAACTGACCAAAAAATTATTGAAGAGTCGATGCACCGCGAAGTTAAAACCGATACAGAAAACCGCACGATTATCGCAAGAGAAACCACCGTACAAGCCACCGATAAAACGACAGTCATTGGCACAAGTACTTTAATGGCAGGTGCCATTATGCAAATTGCAGAGGGTGACTTTAGCCAAGCAACGCAAGCCAATAAGGTTGTTGCCGTTGGTAAAAATATGACGATTGATGTTGGCCAGAAGCTAGAAGAGAAAATAGGGGGATTGCGTTCTAGTATTGCGGGAGCTATGCAAAAAATCATGGCACCAGTTGTTTATTTGGGTAATGAACAATTGAATGTGATGCAGTGCATGTTAGATACGCTAGACGTGGTGAATGAGCTGGCCACACTTACTGCAAACCACTCTCATAACAATACAGGCAACCCATTAAACGCATCAGCCATTAGTAATACAGGCACAAAATCAGCAGGCCTTAAACAGAAGTATTCACCTGTTATTGGGTGA